ACAAAAGGTATTAATAATAAAAATAATATCTTTTTCATTATTTACATTTACAGCATTTACCATCTACACAACACCATCCAAAACAAATTATACAATTTGTAAGTTTACATATAAGTTTACATATTTTTTCTTTCATATTTTTATCTTTTTCCGCCATGATATTCTACAGCATGACCTTCTTTAATTAATAATTCATTTACACTCTCTAAAGTTAATTTCTCTTGACCATCTACAATATCGATGTGTAACTCACCTAAGCATCTACCATATTTTCCTAATCCATGAGATTTTAGTTGTATTGTATTAGCATCTTCCAATAATTGTTTAACTCTATCTTTAGCGGCTAAACCTCTAGCTTTTTCTTCTAAATCTCTTGTTCTTGATTCTGGAGTATTAATCCCCATAAATCTAATTCTTTTTTTAATAGATACATCAAATCCTAAATCTATTTCAGCATCAATAGTGTCACCATCAATAACTCTATCTAATTTTATTTTATAAGTATACATTAAAAATCACTCATTAATTGATTATCTATTTCTTCTTGTACTTCTTCTTTAGTTGCTAACATTTTGAAACTAAGATCAGCTTGAAATCTAGCAACCTCCTCATCATCTTTAAATATTATTATAGTTGGTACAACAGCTATTTTATATTTTTTTTGATCTTCTGTGTTTTTAGCTACATCTATATAACCTATAGTTTTACAGTCGTTTAAATCCATAACCCAAGGAACATCATTAGTATTATTCCAACCAGCGTTGAATTGTATTACTTTAATTTGTCCGAAGGTTGCGTTAGACAATAACATAAGGAAAATAACAAGCATAGAGCTAATAAAGAGTTTCCCATTTATATTTAATTTTTTCATTTAATTATTGATAAAGTTTGTCTTCTATTTTTTCTATAGACTCTTTGATTTCTTCTACATCTTTTTTTGTGTCCATAATAGTTTGACGTATCATTTGATCTTTCATATCAAACTCCATTCTTGTAATCTCTGGATCTGGTGGAGCTGGTAATTCTTTAGCCTCAGCTATGTCTGCTTGAAGCATAAACCACATACTAATAATAGTTGCCATCGCAAACCCTATACCTATTAACGTTTTAATACTTACATTAAAACCTGTATCTTCATTTAATTCTTTTGCCATTTTATCTCATATCCCATTTACCACCAGATTCTCTATACATTCTATCTCTATCTGATTTTGTTAATTTATCGTAAGTATATCCTTTTTCTTCACTTCCACCGGTAGGCATTGGACCATATTTCTGGCCACGACCAGGTAAATTAGTAGTAACCATATGCTCTGAATATGGTTTTTCTATATTAGTTTTAACTTGCTTAGAGGTATCTAATCCCGGTCTTTTTGGTATTCTCTTTACTTTTTTATCTTGTTTTATTGGTGAGTTTCCAAAACCAGAAAACCCGTTCATTGTATATCCCATAATTGTTTTTTTAAAATATTACGTAATTTAATCCTAGTTTAAAATCGTACCATTCACGATTCCAATATTTATTGTATTTTCCTTCTAAAAAATAACCTAAACTTTTATTTTGTTTTATACCGTAGATAAAACCAAAAGAATAATCATACCACTGGTCATCTGTAATATAATTATGATAACTAAATTCACTACCGTCATTATAATGGTAAGGTAATAAATTACCCCAAGCATGTAACCATGTTTTCTTAGAGTATTTATAATAATCAAAACCCATAACCATAGAGTGTTGTATTATTTTAGATAATTCATTTCTTTTTCTTTCGGTATAATCAGATAACACTTTTGGTATAACTACAGCTTCCCAAACCTCAGAACTAGTAGCAACTATATTACCCGCTGGGTCATAGTACTCGTTGCTATACACATCAACCGTGTAACCTTCTTGCAAAGCTAAATAGGTGTAATGAATGTTTCCGTTTGATAACAACCATTCATCAAGAGGATCGTAACCATAAGGCTCAGCCAATCTATGGGCAGCCCCTATATTAAAAGATAAATTTTTACCTTTTCTATATCTATATCTTTCCGACGCCTCAAAGTATTCTACATCCGCAAAACCATCTTGTAAATATTCTAGTTTTAAAGCAAAAAAGTTTACACACAAACCACTAGGACAACCATCATCAGAGCTAAATCTAATAAAATGATGTTGATCCATATAATCTACACCTTCTTGTCTTTTATAATCTACTTCAAAAAGATATTCAACTCCTTTAACTTTACCTACAGTAGCCGCATCACTATAGTTTGATTCGGTTCCATCATAAAATGTTTGTGCTTTGTTCTCATATCCAAACCTTGCTATCTTACGTAAACCAATAGTAAAATTATAATCATAAGGAGTTGAAATAGTTTGTGTAGATAAACCATTACCCACAGAAAATACTTCAACATCAGACAATGATGTTCCACCGTTCACAGCGGCATAGAATGTAGAAAACTTTAAAAGTTTTTTAATATCTATATTTGGATTTGTTTGTGAACAACATTTTTTTGGAGCTGTACAAGCTGTTAAAATAATTGTTAATAATATTATTAGTTTTTTCACCATTGTTATATAGTCACTTATTTTTGAAATTATTTAGTCATGATAGTAACACAGTCCGCTTTTGTTACTTGTTTGCATTTTACATCTTTTACCATCATTCTTTATTTTTTTACATTGAGATTTTTTACCATCAACTCTTTGTTCCACTTTTTCATGTATTGTGCATCTCATTCCGGCTTTAGGTACAACTATACTACATCTTTTACCTTTAGAGTTTATATTAGCACAAGTGTATTCTTTCTTTTTTTCACCTTTTTCCTCAGCTTCTTTTTCTTCTTTAATCTCTTCTTTTATAGTATTATCTATTTCTAATTGTTTAAGAGCTTCTTCTTCTTTTTTCTTTTCTTCTCTTTTTTCTTTAGCTTTTTGTTTCTTTTCTTCTTTAACAATTGTCTTAACTAATTCTATTTTATCACTTTTAACATTTAAATCCCAACGATTCCAACCTAACATTAAAGCTATTCTTTGCCAAGTAGCATTATCTTCATTAAGAGATTCTCTAATATTTTTAGTTTTATTAATAATTCTATCCGTAGGAACGTTTGTAAAAGCGGACACAACATTACCTATAGCATCCCAAATTGGATTATCAATATCAAACGTATCCATTTTATTAATAACATCTCTATTATAGTTCCAAGATCTTCCAGCACTTCTAAGTTTTCTAATTTTAGATCCTATAGGTGGAGATAGTTGAAGTCCCTCAACAACAACATTATCAAAATCTCGATTCCAACCTTTACCTTCTTCTTCACCAAATTTTATTATCATATTTTTAATAGTTGAAATCACAGCACCACCAACGCCTGTACCTCTTAATATACTATCAAGTATACCATTATACAATCTTTGCATCTTCTTTTCTTCTGTTTTAGCTCTTTTTTCATCGTCTTCATCATCGTCAAATGCCAATGCAAATAGTGCTGATTGTAGACTAAAGAAGATTACATTTTGTACAGCTCCATAATATAATATTCTTGATATATTAGTTTTCCAATCACCTCTACCATTAACTAAATCTGATATTGCTTTTTTAGTTAATCTCATATACTGCATAGGAGTGTTTTGGAATGCTAATATTAATCTACCAAGAGTAGATGCTTGTTGTTGTGATATTAAATCAGGCCTAGAAGACTGTTGTGTTTCTTCTGCAATCTCTTGGAAATCTTCAAAAGCTTTTGTTTCAGCTTCTTTTTGACTTAAACCTTCTTTTAAATATGTATTAACTCTATTTCTATAAAAAGTAGCACCACCAGATGATATAGCAAAACTATCCGCTATTTGTGTTGGTAAGAAACCTTTTTGTAATAAATAGTTTAACGCAGCCATAACTGGATTTTTTGATCTACCAACAGCTTCTGTTAATTCAGCAGTATTAACATCTGTCTTTAATCCTTTACGCCTCTGTTTCAACATATCTGAATTGAATAAGAATGTAAAGTCTTTCCAGAATTGTTTTTGATTAGCAAAAGCCATAGCAGCTTTAGCTATATTATTATCACCCCAATTTATAAAGTTAACAGTAGATAAAGTCTGTAATACAGCTGACCTAGCATTAAAGAACATGATAGCACCAACTGAATTGTTTATCCAATTTTGGAAAGCATTAACAAGTCTATTACTACCTGTAACTCTATTTGTACCTTTTTCCATACGGTACAACATATCTTCTAAAGCTTCTCTGAAATTAGCTCCATATATAGCTTCAATTTTATTTAAATTCTTTTCAGAAAATATTATATCTTTATTTTCTATCCATTCAGCTAAAAATTCTGCTCTATTAACTTTATTAGCTCCTTCTAAATCTGACATTATATTTCCAACTAACCATTCTCTACTTGGTTCAACATATCCTTCTGGTCTTTTAGATATTAGACTTAAAACACCAGCGTAATCTTTTAATCTTTGATCATTGTTAATCACCTCTAAAAGCATTGCTTTATCAGATTTAGACAAACCAGGTATTTCAAAACCAGCTTTATCCCATAAATAAACTCTTACAGCATCTGAATAACGGAAATCTTTTTGTCCTTCTATTTTTTTAGTTAACTTTTTACGAACATCAGGCATAGCTTTTCGCAAAGCATTATAATCATTCCACATTCTTTGTTTAGCCTCATTAAGCTCTCTATATCCTCTAGCAAAAGGATCTAATAAAGCTTTTTTAAACCAAGCCATTTGTAAATCACCTTTTTTACCTTTAGCTAGAAATCTATATAATAAACCTTTAAAATCTTCAGCAGACGGTGGAATAAAAAAGTCAAACCTACCCTTACCTTTACCTCTTAATTTTGCTTTAGCAGCAGAGAATTCTTTTTCAGATTGCATACCAGTTGTTTCTTCTAATATGCTATTAAACTCTCCATCCATTGTTTCACTAAATTTAATTTTAGCTTGTTGAGTAGGTGATTTAATATCAGATTGATTCAACATGTTTTTAACTGCAGGTATGTTTCTTATTGATTCAGTTGTTTTTATTTTAACTTTACGAGTTTTTGGTTTTACCACTTCAAAATCAAGCTGTGTTCCACTACCATATTCGTATATATCAGTTTTCCAACCTAGTTTCTTACCTAACTTATCCATTAAAATAGTATATACTCTAGCTCTACTTTTATCTTTAGTCAAAGCGCTAAAACCAACTGTTTCTATATTAGGTTTTTGTTTTATTACATCTAACAATCCATTATAAACAATACCTAAAACTTTAAATTGACTACCAGTACCAGTCATTTCTTGAGTTAGACCATATTCTGTAACCAAATCAAATTCTAATTCGTAATTAGTATTATTTAAATCTGTAGGGTATAATGTTATTTTATAGTTCTTACCATCTACATTAAAATTAGTAGTCATGTAACCAATACTATCTTCTTTCCAGTTTAAATTCTGTTTAGTTGATAAGCTACTTTCACTAAATTTAACTTTAGCCTGCTGAACTTTTGATTTAACATCAAATTGATCAAGCATGTTTTGTACAGCTTGGACATTCTGTAAAGCATCGTCGGCAAAATAGAAATCATTATAACCTTCACCAACCTTATCAGCTATCCACAGTGCTTTAGCTTCTGATGTAGAGTTTCCTAATCCTGTTATATTTTTCAAAGGTATATTTAAACCGTTAGCTTTTAAGAAATCAAATATAGGTTTTTGTGCCGCTGGTGGTCTAGCGGTCAATACAAACATATTTTTAGGACCAAATTTCTTTTGTAATTTTAAAGCTTTATTAAATAGAGGTGCTAGTTTACCCTTAACAACTTTATTAAATTCTGAAAAATCAAACTTATAACCTTTACCTAATAAATTTTGATATGTAGCAGCGTATTGTTCAGCATTTAAAGTTCCTGTTGTTCCGTCTGGAGCTGTAAATCTAACTAATGATTCAGTTGTAGCTAAAGTATCATCAAAATCTAAAACAGTAATACCTTTTGGTGTTTCTGAAAACTTAATTGTTCTTGCATTTTTAATAGCATTACTTATAACTTTAGCATCATCTAGTTTTTCTTTAGAAACAGTTTCTACTGTTGTTTCAGAAAACCTAACTATTTCAGCTATTGATTCAGAAATTAAATTTTCCCCATTTAAATTTATATTTTTATTCGTTGCTCCATAAAAAGAATTTATATTTAAATCTTTAATGTTGTTTAAAACAAACATCCTAGCTAAATCTTGATCGCTAGTAGTAGTTAGTTCTTGATCTTGTTCCCAAGAGTTTATTTCAGCTCCAAATATTTGAGTATAAGATCTTATAATATTTTTAAATTTATTTCTAAAAGTTTCTCTTGCGTCTAAATCATTAGGATCTTTTTGTAGCTTTTCAACTGTGTTTAATAGTTCTATAGTAGATTCTCTAAGCATGTTAGAACTAGGTTTAGCATGTTCTCCTTTCATTCTTAAGTGATCTACTATGTAACTATTTAAAACTTTTTCCAAATATTGATCAAATAGTTCGCCGTTTTTAATAGCTCTCCATTTTTTTAAACCTCCTTCTTTAGAATTTAATATTGTTAATATTTTTCCAATTCTTTCATTTGCTGATCTAACAGCCGCTTTGTAATCTGGATGATTGTCATTTATTTTAACATCACTAAGTTTGTGTTTTTTAGCATCAGCCTCAGAGGCAACTCCAACTTTATCTCCTTTTTTATATTCAAAACCATCAATTTTTTTATCTTTAGTGGCTATACCTACGTAAGGAGCTTGAGTTTTTGAATACCACTGCACACCGGTCACTGTTGTTAATCCTCTTTGAGCTTTAGTATTACTCGATGCTGACTCTTGAACCCTGATTAGTCCAGCTTTAGTTTCAATAGAAATATCTGGATTAGCTAATATTTCTAATATTTTTTCATGAATATATTGATTTGCTAAAGGATTATTAATATTCGCTGCTTCAACCTCTTTTATTAGTTCAGCTTTATATTTTTTTATTTTTTCATTTACATTTAGTTGAGAAAACTGTATATCTCTTATTTTTTTAGCTAAACCATAACCTGAATTAATTATTCTAATAGCATTTACATCAAAAGGTAAATTCTCTTGATCTTTTTCTTTTATTCTTTTTTCAAACTTATCATTTATTTCTTTATAACGATCTTTTGGTATTACACTATACGTTCTTAGTAAATTACTAGCATCGTAATCTCCTTCTTTATCTATCTTTTCAGCGCCTTTTAAACCAAAATATGTTTTACCAAGAGCTTTTATAAATGAAGGTGGTAAATAGTCCATTAATTCTAATATACCATCAGCATATTGTTGTTGACCAACTTCATCACCCGTTTTGTCTTTTGAATATAAATTAACTATAGGATTTTTTTTGTTAAAATATTTTAATAATGGCATTTTAAATTTAGTGGGGTTTTCTGCAAATTTTTCATGGAAACCATCAGCTTCTAATTCCATTATAGTTGCTGGATCAACACTATTACTATATACCTCTTGTTCAAATTCATTTGTACCCCAACCATGATTATTTGCCGCGGCAACTATAATAGGTATATCCCTTTTAAATTTTTTATGACTAACCATAGACGCTGCCTCGTTCACGTTATCACTAGCTGTTTCACTAAATCTTGCACTAGGATTTCTTTTAATAGCTTCAGTTAATTTAGCACTTTCTTTAGTTACTCCTTCTGGTAATACACCTGGATGAAAAACAGCATCTAAACCTAATTCATTAACAAGAGCGTTTACCAATGATTTATATTGAGTCTCTCTACCTTTTATAAATATATCTTGAAACTGTTGAGGCGTCATCTCTTTTAACGCCCAAGTCTCATTACCACCTTTTTCATTCATAACAAACGAACCCTCTAAAGATGCTTGTGTTTCTGCTGATTCTTGAACGCCTAATCTACCTAAACTTTCGACTAAAGCATTTTCACCTTTAAATCTATTAGCATATTTTACACCAACTAAAGTTTGTATTTCATTTTGTTTAGTTTCTAATAACTTTTTAAATTTATCAGATTTTTGTGTACCTATAAGTTTTTTAACTTTCTTAGCAAACTCTGTTTTTAAGAATGCTTTTTCTAAAGCTTGTCTAAACTTTTTCTCTGTTTTCTTGTTTGTTAAAACTTCATCAAAGTTTATAGGGCCTAATATATTTCTAACCTCTTCTAACACTTCGTTATATAAAGCACTATTATCTTTTATACCTAATATTCTTCTTGTTTTACCAGTTTCAACTTCTTGGCCAGCTTTATCATTTTCAATTTCTTTTAATTGAGCTAATAAATCATCTGCTCTACGTTGAGTAATTTGACCAGCATCAAGCATACTTTGAACTTTTTCTCTAGCTGCCTCAAAGTTAATACCAACGTCTTCACCTGCTTCATAAGCATTGTCAAGAGCGTCACTTCTTTTCATTATACCTTTACCACCGTATTCTTGTACAGATTCTATACCAAGTCTTCTAGCTAAGCTTTGTGCTCTTTTCCAACCTCTATTTACTATAAACTTTTCAACACCTTGCCTACCATCATACTCTCGTATAACCATGTTGTTTAATTCTGATTTAAGAGATTCTCTATAATCATTTCTACTTATATCTCCTCTAGCGTCTATAGCGATTGGATCATATAGTTTTTTGGTTAAAGTTTCTGCTATTTTATTCACTGGTGTTTTTATAGCGTCAATTACACTAGCTTCTAACCTCATAGATCTTTGGTCTTTTATAGGGTCAACACCTCTTTCTTTAGCTATTCTATCCATTTCAGCTTGACGAGTTCTTATGTCTTTAACATCTTCAAGAACGTTTTGATCATTAATCTCTGTTTCAGAGAATTTTAATTCACCTATTTTAGCTCCACCTGGTCCAGCAATAGCTAATATAGATTCTCTAACTTCACCAGCTTTAACATCTGCAGCGTAATCTATAATAAAGTTTCTTACACTATTACCATCTTTAAATTCTATATTATCATAACCTCTTAATTTAAACAAGTTTATAAATGGTTCTTTAATCCTGTTAAGAACATCTTTCTTTGGGTTTATTTGATTTAACCTTATAGCATCACTATAATAAGTTATATATTCATGCGCGTATTGTTCAAAAGCTTTTTCACCAATTATATTATCGTCTTTATCTCTTATGTATCTTTCAGTACCACCATCCATTCTCTTATCTAAAACAGCTCTTTCTTTTGACGAAAGTTTACCAAGAAAATCTTTTATTAGTTTAACACCTTCTTCAGTTATAGTAACCTCTACGTCATTGCCTTGTTTGTCTTTAACTATTCTGACATCACCGTGAAACGTGCTTTCAGTAATAGCGTGTAATACTTCGTGTGAAGCTACACTTATAGCCCCTGTTTCTTTAGCTCTAGTACGATTAGAAACCCACATACCACCTGGTGTGAAAAACCCATCTTTACTTCTAATAACATGAGAAGGAGTTTGTGTATCACCAGTTTCACGTACGTATATTTCATAGAATTCTTGAGGTGTTTGTGCAATATTAAAACCAGTTTTTACACCTCTTTCTTGTAATTTTTCAGTAGTCTTTTTTGAAACCTCCTCATCTTGACGCATGTTTATTTCGTCAAGCATGTCATTCTTTTGTTTTTCTAATTTATAGTATTCGTCAGTAATTTCTTTTATAAGATTTTGTTTGGCTTCAGTAGATATAGATCCGTCTTCTTTGATATTTCTTATAAGCTCTAGTGTTTCAACAAATTTAATATCAGTATCAAACACCAATCTTCTTTGTTCAGGTGTCATTTCATCAATTCTATCTATAGCTTTAGTTAATACCTTTGTATTATCAGCTACAATACGAGCAATTCTTTCTTTTAATATTTTTCTAGTTTCTGGCGCTAAATTAGGATTTTTAAGTTGACTTTCTATTTCGCGTATTTTTTTAGCACTATCAGTTAATTTAGAAAGTTCACTTTTTGGTAAAAACGGATATACAACTTGTTTAAATACTCTAGGTGCTTTTATAATACGTTCCATTAACAACCCATTAAACGCAGCTTCATCTATACCCTTGTATATACTTATTTTATCTCCAGCTAATATCATACCAAAGTTTTCACCCATAGTGGCTAAAACCTCACTACCCGACTCTAAAGTCGCACCTGTCACACCTGTTAATATATTTTTAGGATTAAGAAGATTACGCATACCTGCTCTAAAACCATTTCTTAATATATTTTTTCCTCCAGCCGCTTCAATTAAAGGTAAAGTAACAAATCTTTCTGTTAAATATTCCGCGCCAAAAGTAACTCCACTAGCAATATACATATCCCACATAGAGTAACTACCTCCATGTTTGTTTTTTTCTAGCATTTCTTCAAATTTCATACCAGCGGCTGAACTAGATAAAGTGATTAATCCTACCTGCGGTGCTGTTACTAAAGCTGCTAATTGAGGTATAAAATCAGCTGAAGCACCAACTATATATTCTCCCCAATCATAAAGACTACCTCCTTTAGCATCATCCCAAGTTGTTCTTTCTTGAACACCTTTTAATCTTTGTTCTTGAAAGTTGTTAATAGCAGTACGTACTTCGTTTCTATCTATCGGTATTACACCAAACAGTGGAGATGCATTTTCCATTGTTTCAAAAACAGCTTGGGTTACTTCATTGATATTACCATTCTCATCAATATACCCGTTTTCAACAAGAAAATCATTCCATATAGGTTCAAATATTAGACGTCTAGGAGCTTTGGTAACATGAAAAACAGCAGACTCAACACCCATAGCTAAATCAACCCCTTTTGTTTTGAGATATGTTGCAAATTGAGCAACCTCACTATGGTTTCTACTTAAACTATTTATAAAAATATCTAAATCTCCAGAATCTTCTATTTGATCTAACAAATCATCGTTTAATAATTGATAAGACCTAACCATAGTATTGGTTTTATCTAAAATAGAATTGTAATTACTATAATCATATTCAAGTTCGTTTTTCCATTCCTTACCATCAGTATCGATATACGGTGTATTATACTGCTCTACTAATTGATTGTGATTTGTTACAGCGTTTTGATATGACGTAATATCTTCTTTATTTTCATTTAACAATAAATGGTACTCATCATAAATAACTTTATATTTACTATAGTTTTCTTCATCTAATCTTCCTTCTTCATCTGTTAATTCAGAAAAAGACTGCATTTTATTTTGTAGATCTTCTAAATCATTTAAAACACTAGGAATATCTTTATATTTTTCAAGTTCATTATTAGACTTTTCAAATTTATTTTTCCAATTTAATTCTTTTTCTTTAATTTCGTCTCTTTTTAAAATTAAATCATCTTTATTTAAATTGATAAAATCTTCTTGTATTTGTAAAGTTTGTTTAGTTTTAACTATTTTTGGTGGTTCAATCCTCTTACCATCTACAGTTGTTTTATAACCTATCTCATCATAATAATCTTTTAATTTATCTAAGAATATTCTTTGTTCTTCTGGTAAAGCGCTGATATTAGCCTTGTCTAATATCCATTTAAAATCTCGAAATGTTTTAGCTCCAGATACAAACGTGTCTCCCCAATCTATATTATCTTCTATCCATTGTGTTAGTCCACGTTTTATAAACTTAGCTTTTTCATCTCTTAAATATAATTCTTTAGCAAGTTCAATTCTTCCTTCTTCAGAAGGTGATTGAAAATTTTGTTTAAAAGCTTCATCTGCTTTTCTTAAATAACTAGCAAAAACTGAATTTTGATTATCTTCTCGTAACTTTTTATAATTAGTTATTTCCTGGTCATAAGCGTTTCTAGAGTCTGCTGCTGTATATTCACGTATATTACCCTCGGCATCCATAACATTTTTAGGTAAAACCGTAGAGCTTGGAGCAGTAGGCATGTCCATGTTTTCAATATCTAGATAATCATTAACTTCTTTATTTATTTGTTTTTCAATTTTACTAACATCATCTTTGTCGGTTTGAAACAAATCCATAAATTCTTTAGCACTTACACTATTTATATCTTTGTCAATTCTAGATTTTATATCTTTTTTTACCTTTTTAATAAAGCTAGTAGGAACATCTTTACTACTAACTACAGTTTTAGTTGTTTCACCTGTTATCTTATTAAAGGTATTTTTAATATAATGACTTTTTGGATCGTAAACTTTTTCTTTTGTTCCGTCGGTTTTTTCAACAGTATAATATGGTTCTGGATCATATTCGTAAGAAACATCTTCTGCTAAAGGAGATGTACCTTCAAGTGGGGCTTTAACTACTTGTTTAACAACTTTATTATTACTGTTGTTAATTTTATTCATTAAATCATTAAACGGATCAAATTTTTTCTCCTCTTCTTCTTTTTTTCGTAGAACCTCAGCTATAGCCTCTGGTGATTCACCATTAGCTTCCATTTGATCGATAAGTAAAATAGATTCTTCAGACATATTATTTAGGTAAATTTCTGTAATATTCTAGTTTTTCTTCAGCAGACATACCAGCTGTAGGAGTGTTTATTTGTGGTTTTACTTCTTGCTCATTGTCATAAGCTTCTTGAGTCATAAAAACATAAAAATCTTCTAATAATTTTTCCATTTGATTACTGTTATGATGATTCCACATATTAGGTAGTAATACATCCTTTATATTATTAGGATCTTGTCCTGGATTTTTAGCCATCCAGTTTTTAATATTATTAACTATATCTGGTTGCTCAAAATAATGATCCATGAATGATCCATTGAAATTACCAACGTTAACTATAGCATCATAACCAGCTGATTTTATAGCTTTAATACCACCATTATCTCTCAAAGAATTCAACATTTGTTTAACTGTAGATCTCACAAGTTGCGCGTTAAAGTCTTTACCGTTTTGCTTTTGATTAATTCCTTCTTGTTGTATCATTTCGTTCAATCCTTCTTCAATAGATTTACCAACGCTAGCTGGTGTTAATTTTGGTAAATTATTAATAGCTATAAGATTTCCTCTAGGTCCCATTATAGTGCTGCCTTCAGGATGAAGAGAAACAGATCTATCTAGTTCATCTGGTAAAAGAACTAAATCCTGAAGAAATTCAATGTCATCAATATCTTCTTGTCTAGATATACCGTCTACATTATCCCAATTTCTTGTTTTATAATCAGCTAAAAAATATAAATCATTTTTTATTTTTTCAAAACTTTGTTTTATAGTGTTCATATTTTTAACACTAAGTTTGTATTCTGGTGAGTTAATATCTTTTTTAGCTTCTATAGCAGCCATTTGTTTAAACAACATGCTACCTTCTATAAAAACACCCATATTATCATCAGTTTGCATTACTTGCGGAAATTCTTCCACATTAATCTTTTCTTGTGTGCTTCTAACTTCTTTAGATAGTTCTTTTTTTAAGTTAAACTTTTTACCTTTAGCGTTTAACATTGTTAATACAGAATTCATTTTTTCCATAATTTTAACTTATTATATTAGACCAAGTTTGTGCTAAACGATTTTTTCTATCAGTCTCTGTTTGTATTCTTTGACCAAGTTCTTCTTGTGATATACCCATTAATGTTGCTTGTTTATCAAGTTCAAATTGTTGTTTATCAGCCTCACCTTGTAATCGCATTGCTTGAGCCTGCGCCGCCCCACCTAATACTTTTTCTTGCGCTGCAGCTTCCATTTGTTGAACGCTAGCTGCTCCTTGAGCCGCGAGTTTTTGATTAGCAGCCTCTTGTTGACCTATAGAAGCAGCTGCTCTTGCAGAGGCTTGAGTGGCTTGATTAGCTAAAGCTTGTATATTACCAGCAGTGAAACCACCACCTTGAGACATAGCGTCTAAAACATTAGCTTGTTGTTGTTGAGCCATTTGTTTTTCAAACTGAGCTTGCTGTTGATTAACAGTTAAATCTTCATAAGTATTTTCAAATTCAGTTTGTAAATTAGCCATTGGATTAGTTACATCTTGATAGACGTTAGTAAACTCTTGATTTTTAAAAGCTTCTAATTGTTTGTCGTAATCTTCTTGCGCTTCTTTTATTTTCTTTTCATTTTCTTTTCTAGCTTTAGAATGCCACCACTTTTTTATAGGGCTGATTTTTTTACCATCTTTACCTTTGCTAGAGTGAACGTGTCTTTCTTTTATTAAACCTACGGCCATATTTTTTTATTTTATTGTTCTTATTTTGTTTATAATTACAGTTTTTACGCTTTTTTTACTTTTTTAACTTTGAGTTAAGAAATTATCTAAGTTTAAACTAAGTGTTACGTTTGTATGTCCCATGTTAGTTATAATACCATCACCTTTTATAATAGCTGTTCTACTACTACCCGTTATAGTTAAAGGTGTATCATCTGGTAACGTTTGAGCGTCACTTAAAGTCATAACATTAGTACTAGTATTAATAGAATCTACATGCGGTCTACGTGTTGTAGCTGTACACCCTGAACCAACGACTCCTATACCGCTAACATAGGTTGTACTACGCGCTATTATACCATCTGAACTATCAACCGTTACATTAGCGCTACTAGAAACAGCACCATTAACAGCTGTAGTCACGTCTTGTAGTTCAACACTTAAATTATTAATTTCATAATTTACACCTGAAACATCTTCTGCAGCAGTAACTCCTTCACCATCAAACGTTAAAGTTCTACCACCAACAACAGTTTGAGTATTTGATAAAACAAGTATATTTTGATTATTAACAACTTTAGTTTCGGCTACAGTCGCTGTTGCACTTTGACCGTCAGTACCTATATCAGTACCTGTTACGTTAGCGCCTATATGTATATTGTCAATACCAGCAACATGTATATCTGTGGACGCATCGGTATTTGTTGTAGAAACAGTTGTAGAAGAAGTTGTTCTAAAATCAGAAGCTAAAGGTTGTCTAGATATAATCATACCATTACCAGAAGACATTGTTACTGTCCAATCAATATCAAATCTTGTTGATCTATCTATACTACTGTTACTAGTAAAATTACGAGGTTTTGTAACGGTAACAGCTGTTGGAAACGTAGCCCAATGACCGTTAGCTGAGTACAATGACAGTGTAACTGTTACATCTGTATATTGATGTATTCTTCTACCAAAAACAACTTCCATATTATCGTTATCATCAAGACTAGACGTTATTTTTTCAACATTATTTATGGTGTCAGTACCCATTTTATTTATAGTAACAGTATACGTTTCTTTTTTACTTTCAGATGGAAAGTTTATCACGCCAGTATCAACACCACTAGCACCAATTGTTTTTACATGCGCATTGTTTTGAGTACTAGCAAAAGTACCTGTGTTGAAATTGTAAAATTTACCATCTGTACCTTTTTTGACACTTATATAATAACTAGCTCCTTCATCACCTTTTACTTCGTATTTTCTAGATTGCCCACCAATAGGTATATCTTTTTGTGAAATATTTAAACTATTTATAAATTTTTTATCAAAAGCTCCTTCTATAACCTCTTTGCCATAAAGCTCTTCATATTCAGCATCAGATGTTAAAACGCCATCTGGTGTAAAGTGATAACCAAATGGAGCGATTTCGTCTGTTAAAGTACTTATAGTGTATTTTTTATATGCCATAATTATTTATTTACTGCTTTCTATTATACCAGATGATATAGCAAACATTTCTGCTTTTTTAGTGGTGTGATTAACTAGTTTTATGTCTGCATAATAACCTATTATACCAGATGTGTTTACAACTCTATTTTTAGCAAACATTATAAAATCACCCGGAGTTGGTTGTGGTATTGGGTTTGCAGGATTAAATATATGTATTTCCGCTGGGGCTGTATTTATAGTGATAATATCACCATTAGCAACAGGGCCTGTAGTTGGTAAGCTAAGAGTTGCATTACCACTAGTCCAAGCCGTTATTATTGTACCCGGTGCTATATTTTGACCAGTTATCAACATTCCAGGAGTAATTTGGGTTAAGGTATTACTTAATGTTAAGTTATTTTGACCACCACTATGATTAATAGTCATAGTAAAATTTAAAACAAAATTAGAACCCAAAGGATTTAACACATTAACTACATCACCTATTTTTATCATATTAGGCTGTGAAGCTGTGTTAAAACTATTATTTGGAACCGGATTGGTTGGTACATAATAAGCCGTGTCACCTATTTGTAAAGAGGTGTTTAAAGAACTATTAAATGTTATTGATAATGTTGGCATGTTTACTTTTTAAATTTATTATAAAGCTCCGTTTTGTACGTGTCCTCCAAATGGCGGTATAATAAACGCATTATATACTGTGCTATCTTGAATCATGTTTATGTTATTAGGACCTGCTGTTAAAGAAGTACAACTACCAAGATTAGTCATGTTACCATTTGGATAATGCATTAAACTACCAGTGCTATTTGGTACAGCTGTAGTATTGTTAGCAGGTACCATATGGTTTCCACAAATGTATTGTATTTGAAGATTATAAATAGTATAATCAACATTCATAGCACCACCATTTGGGGCTGTTTGTCCGTCATCATTTTTAAAATCTTCTGAATTATTTGTGCTAAGTGTATAATAACAAGTGTCACCCACACAAGTTATGTGCGGACCTGACAAGTCTTCTCCAACATTTAGATATATAAAGTTGTTTCGAGATTGACCAGTTGTCCAATTAGTTCTATATGTAGGAGCTCCGATATAATAAAATAAACGAACTCTAGATATAGTACTATGATTTGCTGGGAAACCAGTTCCACCGTCAAATATACGTTCATCTTGACCAGTAGCTGGATCATATATTAAATTACTAAACTCTACAACGAAATCATAACCGGTAGGCAGTTGATTAGCTAAACAATCAGGATCACCTGTACCTGCACATCCAGAAACACCTGTTATAGGATTATATCCTCCAGTACTACCACTTCCTAATGTGTAAAAAGGATGTGTAGTTGCTACGCTTCCGGCAAGTGATGAATATTTTACGTAAATATTAGGACTTACGTCACACGCGGTAACACTAGTAGTCTCTGGACAAGTATATAAACAACAAGAGGTATCTACACCCGTTAAATCGTATGGTCCAGTTGTAGCGCTTGAAGAACTACCTAGTAGTGGCACTGGAGGTCCTGGTTGATAACCATCATTAGATAAAGGTGGATTTACAGGTGGTTCACATCCAGTAAAAGCCTCGTTTATACCATCACCTATATAATTACCTATTCCTTGACTACTATTTAAACAACCAGCAGTATATTCACACATGCTTAGTGGACCAGCTACAGGATTTATATAACTCTGTGGCTGGGGTGCAAATGGTGTCGCCGTAGTATTAACTGTATTTACAGCGTTTGGATCCATACAATGCTGTACCGGTGGTTGACCATGATACATTTCTAGATCTATGGTTGCTGTAGAAGAGTAATATCCAGCTCCTTGATTACACGCTGTGCTTGTACATTCCGTTTTGTATTCAAACTGATACCATGTTGTACTATCAAAACTGCTTCCAATAGTACTTCCTGATGGCCAAGCACCAGTCCAACTACTATAAGAACCACATCCAGTATTTTGGCCCAAAGTACATTTTCTCCATCGAACTAATACTTCTGTAGATGGATTGTTAGGATTTACGGTAGAAGTATATGTAGAAGGAGTAAAAGTTAATATTACACTTTGGAAATTACTTGTAACCGTTGAACTTGTAAATGTTACGTTAGTTGGAAGACTACATGTGTAGTCACAACTACCGTCATTTGTAGTAGCTGTTGGATTATAATTTGTAGCACATATATCTGTACAACCAGAAATATCATAATTACATAAACTAGCATCATGAACCCAGCTACCTATATTTGTACCACTAAAATGTGGCGTTGTGTTTGCAGAATACTGTTGTCCACCCCATTCATAAGGGTTGTTAGCAGGTGTTGCTGTATCTGTACAAGTATTATATGTACAACTACCATCATCTATATTTGCATTAGGATCATAATTACCATCCGCGTTTGGATCTGTACAACCATAATAATCAGTGGTAATACCACTTAAACCGCCACCAAATATCCAATCAGTATACACAGAACCTGTTTGGCCTGTACCCCAAACTGTTCTAGTACATTCTAATCTTATTGCAAAGTCGTAACTTGTACCAGGTGTTAAATTTGGTATTTGAGTATTATAAGCATGCGGTACTACTGAGTTAAAGGTATTTGTTGTCGGTACTACCACAGCTTGAGTATCAACAAAAGTTTGAGTAGTATTATCAAAAGCCCAAGGTGTTGAGGGTACACCTGTTGAAGTACTACCAGATATTCTATAAGCTACTATTGGATTAAAAGAAACAGCAGCGTTGTTATTAACAGGTTGATCTGTGTGGTTTGTGAATGATAAGGTAAGTTGAGTTCCTTGACCTTGTTGTGAAAAAGAAACTTGCATGTTATCAAAAGTATCATTACCAATATTATCTAAAGGACCACAGTTAACACAACAACTACTACACGCTACGGATGCATTTGGATCAGCATTAGGCGCGCCACCAGGATAATAAGAGTAACCCATGGTACCAACAAGACAACCTTCATAAGTACAACATTCATTATTACCAGGACCCGTACCACTTGCATCGCAAGCTAAAGCAAGAGGATCATTGTTATAGTTAGTCGCGTTTGGATCTGTACAAGCATAAAAAGGATAAGTACAAGAACCATCATCAGTATTAGCGCCTGAATTATAGTTGGTTGCATTTGGATCTGTACAACCAAGAACTACAGCTACACAACAATCACCAGGTAACGTTCCAGGACCAGTACAATTAATAGTATTATTATCACAACCCGGATTAACACCGTCACATGGTGCGTTAGCATTTGAATCATAATTAAAAGCAGTAGGGTCCACGCATCCATATATTGGAAGAATACAAGAACCATCGTCTACAGTTACTTCAGGTACAACACCACTACCTGGTCCACCGTAGTTAATAGCTGTTGGATCACTTAAACAACCCAATACAACCGCAATACACGAACCATCATCAAAATCAGCTGATGGGTTAAAATTCATAGCTGTTGAATCTGTACAACCTGGTGTATAATAACAACTTCCATCATTTGTAATAGCTTGAGGATCGTAGTTTATAGCGTTTGGATCTGTACAACCAGAAGCTGTTAATACAGTAACAGTAGCAGCGTCTGATATACCTTGAAAAGAAAATTGTGATGGATCTATATCAGATACAATACTTGTTGGGCTACCTTTTATATAGTTAAACCATTTGCATTCTTTATCTATAAATTCATTAACAGTACCATGTTCGCAATTGGTTTTTATTTTTTCAACATACCAACCTTTTTTCTGCGATAAATTATAATATTGATTATCTGTATATGTAACACCATTAACGGTACCACTAACAAAAGGATCTATTCTAGCTTGACTACCTTCGTAATTTAACGTTTGAAAGTTTTTAACTATTTCAGGATTAGCGTTTAATAAAACATTTATTGTAGAAGGAGTAAACACTCCATAAAAAGTATTTCTTTCCGTATTATTTTCAACATGATGTTGATATAATAATCCTGATTTTATAGTATAGTATTCACCACTTAAACTTAAGGCACTTTCTGGTATAAACGATTTAAAACTAGTCCAACCTTTTACTTTTTCACTAAATGATATAGTATGATGTTTTTCCCCATCAACCCACATAGTTAAATTATAACTACCTCTTTTTATATCATAACTACCATATAGTGTTGTTCTTACTTTTAATTCATCATTAAAATAATCACTCATACCATAATCAGATATAGGTGTTATACCATCTCTTGATAATCTAATAACCTTACCTCTTTGTCGATCTGTAAAATAAGCTCTATAAGCTTCAGAAGCAAAAGATTCTGGATCTTTTGATATACCATATTCACCACTAAAAGGAATGCTTTGTCCTAAAACTCTATTTGTAGCAAGTAATTGAGGGTTTTCATCAGCGTTAAATACAGCGTCTTTATTAGATAATACTTTTATAATTTTATCCTCACATAATGTTACTAAGTCAGTATCTCTAGCATGTAATTTTTGTACGCTACCATATGATGGATTTAAGTCTTTAGTTATACCTTCTGCAGCTATAAATTGATTTAAATTATTTATGCCTGTTTTAGCGTTGTATAAACCAGAAAATATTAAACTACTTTTTAAATGTTGTTCTTTGTACTGGTCTTCTCCAGGTCTAGAAACTTTAACACCGTTGCTTAATTGTAAAGCATTGAAATCATCTCTTATTCTATCAGATTCAACACCGTTTCCAAAAGAAATACAATTATACCAAGATAATCCTATTGTACTATTCCATATTGTTGGTAAAAAGTACCAATAGTGACCTGCTAATGCGCTGTTTCTGTTCCAATCTTCCTGTGTTCTATTAAAATCTAATTCTAAATCTATAGAAACACCATTTGGTAAATCTATGGTAAGAATACTACCGTTTCCTACTGCTTGAGCTATAATAGGGTTAGCTCCACCTGGATCACCCCAATGCCAACATCCAGTAACGTGGTTTGGATCATTAAATATTGGCACGGAGTTATCACATTGACCACCACCTAAAGTACCTCGTGTAAGATTTATTAAAGTATTGTCAGTAACTAAAATACGTATATGGCTTTCTGGCACGGGTTGTCCACCAATATTCTCAAATCTAGTTCTAAACTCACTATATACTACTTCTATATTTGGACCCACTACAGGCAACATACCGTTAGGGGCAGACGTAGACATTGTGCTAAAATTTGTTGGATTTAATTGAGAGTTAGGTATTAACTCTTGTACCTCACGATCAGACGCTAATACACCTTTAAATTTTCTAGTAGCTTCATAGTAAAGATCTAAACCTTCTTTTTGTTTAGGTTCTGTTTCCCATATAGTTGGGTTATCACTCATTTCTAAATCAAAACTTTCTGAATCTACATAATCACTTATAAATTCTATAGGAAAATCAACACCAGTACCTCGTATTGGTGGACCTATATTGTTACCACTATTAATATTTTGACTTTGAAGATAAGTAATAAAGTCATCTCCATTTGGATCAACAGGTTCTATCTCAAGAATAAAAGTTATTCTTCTATTATGCGCTTTACCAAATCTAATTTTATTTTGCTGTGTTCCAAATGTTCTTTGAAAGTTAGCCATAAATCCTGTGGCATCTTGATGTTTAAATACTACAGGATCTGTAGAACTTGTGTTTATAGAATTATTATCTTGCGCGTTTGTTTCTTTTAAAGAAGTGTGGTTATACCTTCTTTGCATGCTCCAATCAACTATTTTAAAATGTGTATTATCACCGTTTATAATAAATTTTTGATCTTGCTTTTTAAAACCACTTATCATTTTTTGAAAATTATCTAAATTTTCAGCTTCTTCCCAAGCCTGGACAGTATTTAAATCAGAAAAACCTAAATTTTCACCTAGTACAGTAAAAGATAATTCCATATATATTTTACCAGCATCTTCAAATATACCTCTACCGTAATTTTCTGGATAAGGTGATGCAAAAGTAGTAGGATATTCGTCAAAACTAATCGCAAGAGCTGGGTTTGGATCATTGTTAGGTTGTATACCAGCATAATACACGTTATCAATAAACCAAAGACCTTGATCATAATGACCTATTACACCTTTGTTTGCAGCTGTATATCTCCAATCATTCATATGTTGACTAGACCCACTAGTATTAAGAACATAATGATCTACAATAAATCTACTACCACCAGTACCACTAGCCCAAGCTGGAGCGTTTAAAGCAACACCAGAGTTGTTACCTATTCTAATAGAACCTGCGGGATCACCACCATCAACAGGAGCGTCTGCATCTGCGGCCCAGTAAAGTGCTGTTTGAGAGTCTATTATATAGTTTGTAGTTAAAGGTTGTATTAATGTTGTTATATAAGTGTCTATTAAACTGTCTCTTATTATTTTAACAAAAAATCTTCCATCAAACTCCGGTTTATTATCTACTTTTTTAACATAAATATTTATACCTATTGTAGAAACGTTAACGCCAGCTGTTGTTGATTCTAACCACGAACCATCTTCAGATGTTATAGGTTTTTTCAATGTGAAAAAATAAACACCTATATTACCTGTTGCGGTAGCGGATGTATCAGTTTCAACTGTAAAATTAGCTACTTCATATTTTTCAGATTGTTTACCTGTTGTTGGCTCGAAAAAACTAACTAAATACGGTTCTGAACCATCTAACGCAGAGCCTGTTTCTGTATCCCAAACGGTTTTGTCTATATTAAATGATATTATGCTTTGTTGTAGTATATTTGAACCTGTAATAGCAGGTAATAAAGAAGCGATATCAGCACCATTGTTAGCGGGTGGAGTTGATATGTCTGCACCAGCTACTTCGCCTAAACTATTATATGATGTTTTTATAAAATCTGGGGCTTCGTTTTCTATTGCTACAACCTTATATTTACTAACGTCTGGCACAGCTACATTAGTATCTGCTGGTTTTTTAAGTATTAAATAAGTTTCTTCGTCTATCTTATTTCTTTCAGCGGAAGGAAAAGACATCCATATACCATCATCTTCAGCTTTGTAAACTCTATCCATTGCTAGATTATAATATTCACTAGTTGTTTCTTTTACAAATATTTTAAAATGAGTAGCCCAACTAGGATGTGGATTTTCTACTTTAGCAGCTATTTGATTAGCTTTATCAGATCTTTCCTTAAAAACTTCAAAAACACTACCTTGACTTGATAAAACAGACGACTCTCTACCAAATTCATCAGAGTAAACAACCCCCAATTGATATTCTCTTTCTGATTTAACAGATTTACTACCAAAACCAATTTCAGTTGGTATATTTCTTGTTCTTACACTACCAACTATTAACGGTGTTATTTTATTTTCTGTAGAATCTAAAAGATTATAATCTTGAACATAATTACCATAAACAATTCTATTACCAACAACATCTTGTGCTAAAGCTTTTCTAGGCACATTATCAAATGGTCTTAATAATTGATTAGATGGTAAAGCTGTAAATATACTTTCTGATTCTATAGTATAAGAACCCTGAGCAAAAACACCAGGAGAATTCCAAGCGTTAGCAGTATTAGGAATATATACTACGTCATCTGGTTTTACATTGTCGACTAGATATATATTAGAAGAGTCTTCATCTTTATAAACAATATCAACTTGAACAACGTCTTCAGGCGTTTCACTATTTATTAAGTCTTTAACGTGTATTCTTTTAAGGTTGTTTACCATTGCTTTATTAGCAGCGTCTTTAGCATCATATTCAAAAGAACCTGGAGAAAAAACAGCGTCTGTAAAAGGTCCAAAAGAAGAATACTCACCATCTTCGTATCTATATCTTAAAGCTAGTCTTGGAAGTTTACGTTCAAAAAGATTAGACTCTCTATCTTCCATCCTAACATCGTACCATTGCCAACCTAAAGGCGTGTCTTGTGATATAGTTAAAATCTCAACTCTAAACATTCTTTGGTGTACATAATGATAAGGATTATCATTACGTGATATTGTACCAGTAGGCACACCGCTACTATCTACTGAAAAAGGTGGTGACCACATTGCATAAGGAACATTTAAAGGTTGTAATCCCCACCAGTTATTTGCTGGACTTGTTATTTCTTCAGTAATAACACATCTAACATAATCTGCTTCGTCTTCTCTATGTCTAAAAATAACTACATCGCCTATAGCATTAGCACCATTTTTCCATGGTATATTACCAAAAGCACCAGCCGTAGGTCCCACTGTAATTAATTGACCAGGGTTGTTTGGATCTTCTTTTTGATATTGAGTTGTATTGGGTTCGTCTAAATCAGATGGTTGGAATGTTAGTATTATATTTCTACCAGGTAAAGGTAAGGTACCATGCCCATCCCAAGTCCAATCCCAAAATACGTTACCATTAGGTATTACAGTATCTCTACTTCCACTACTAGACCCAAAGCCAGCTGTAGGTAATCCTGTAACCGCATCAACAACGTGACGTTGAGCGTGAGTCATTATAGTACTATTAGTAAACGCAGCGGTCGTAGCTTCAAGTTCTATTGTTGGTGGTTGTGTTGGAGATTTTTTAATTACAGTTGCATTTTCTAATTTTACAGGTATGTTTTTGTCTACATCATTTACAACTAAACTTGTGTGTAATAAACCATTAGGATCTGTACCTTGTTTACTACGTGTTATATTTATTTTTTTAGGTTCTGACAAGTTGTCCGTCCAAAATAACATGTCATCTACTATATTTAAACCTGTTATAAGTTGTTCTTTACGAAAGTTTAATATTCTATCATTTTCTATTTCGCAAAACCAATATTTTCCATTATTAACATTATTTGTTATTTGTACTCTTTCAACAGGATTAAGCGGTACCTCTATTTTTATTACATCTTTAATAATACCAGCATAAGCACCACCACCATTTGGTAAAGTACCTAAATCTACTTGTGGTAAAACTTCTTTTACAAAATGCTCAACTTTTCTTAAATATGAAATATTAGTTGGTACACCTGTTTCGTAGTAATAAAAATTAAGTTTTGCACCTACTTGTATACCGTTTATAGTAGGAACTAAACCATTAGAAGTGTTTAAATTATCTGGTAAAATTAAATAATCACCTCTCATGTTACCACTTGGAAAACGTATAAAACTTGGTTTAAACCACTTAGTGTGTACATCAACAAAAATAGGATTTGTAACACTATCTTTATATTCAAATATTGTATCTCTAAATTCCACACCTTCTCCCGTGGTATATGTAGTACCTAGTTGAAGAGGTGTATGACCACCTAAACCATTAGTACCATATAAACCTACCCAATAGCTTTCCCATGGACTAAATGTAGATGTGTTGTCACCACCACTATCTTGTGTAGCTGGTTCTAATAAATTTGTTTTAGGAGGACCGGCGTTAAGCCAGTATAAAGAATCTGATTTTTCATCAGGAATACTTCCAACACAGAAGTTCGATGGATCAGCAACGCTAGGTATTTGAGTGTTACCAAGTAGGTTTTGTACAGCCCCAACATCAGAACCATCTGAGGTCGAAACCTGTACATTCATAGCATCTCTATATTCACCGCTTGGAACAAGTCTCTCATCGAGATCTTTGTTCATTTTACCACCGGTAAAAGTGTTTTTAATCTCTGGCATTTATTAATGTTTTATCCACTTAGATTTACCTCTAAGTACTTGAGTAATTTCTTCTATTTTAATATTTGATAATCTTAATTTTGCCTTTCTAGTTTCAGCAAATTTTTCTTTTTTAAATCTAGCCACAATATATTCTGGAGTATTTATACGTGTAGATAGAACAGCATAAGCTATATGTTTGTACATGGCTTCTTCAGCAAATTTATGTACTCTCATTTCTTCATTAGTACCTAAACCATCACTTAAGTAATCTAATACAACTGTTTTACCAGCTATATTTGAGCTAAAATGTATTATTCCAGAATCACAATCTACAAAAAATGAACCATTAGCTTGTGCATGTTGTGGGTCTAAGCCATATCTTTCACCTGTTAATTTCCAATAAGTTTCATCTACATAATCATCACCGTTGTTTTCAGATGGAGTTGATGAACTGTAATTAGCTAATGTTATTGATTCATCTTCATAACCAACTCTAACTAATTCGATGTTGTCTATAGTCACATTTCCAGCTGTACTACCAACCTGTCTAAAACCAATAGTATTACGTGGATAAGTATTAGTAGTGGTCATACCTGTTGATAAATCAAATTCATGTGTGTAAGTACCATTAGCACTGACCTGCGGTCCAATCTTATAGTTTCTATTATCATTAACTATAACCCACTCATATGTACCAGAACTATAACCACTCAAAGTAAAAGTAATTGAATACTTTTCATTATTCAATATGTGTATATTTCTTAAATTAAACCCTTGTTGATCTGGTAAGTTATAACCTACTATTTTATTTTGACCAGGAACCTGCTGACTTGTTGTACTATGAAACCAACCTACAGAATTTTCTACTGGATTTGCGCTTGTATCAGGTAGTAAGTTGTTAGCTTGTGGGGTAGAATTTGTTACGTCGTAATTTAAATACCACGAACTTTGCCCTGTACCAAGACCACCTTGTAATGTAGAGTTTTGAGTTAGACTACCAGATTCTAAAAGTTGACCATTGTAATTAAAAACTAAATCACCATCACTATCTGTTTGTGGTTTAAAAGGATTACCTGTTTTACACAAAGTAGGATATAGTCTATGTTTTATACCTGAAGCATCTGACCAGCTTATTTTAGTCCAATTTACATAATCTTGAGGTATTATCATTTGTAAATTATTAGATATTTCCATTTCTATAGCTTTACAAGATTTAAACGTATCAAAAGATAATTCTTGCATAGCTCTTTGAGCAAAAAAACCAACATCAGATCTTTTTATTTTAGAAATTATTTTATCTTCACCAACATAAGCAATCATAAATTGATTTATAACATCTTTTAATGATACAAATTGATAATTTTGAGATTGATGATTATTACCAGTGTAATAATTTCTAGCGGGTAGATTTATTAATGCCATTTATTATACTTGTTTTTCTTGTTGTACTTTAGCTATTTCTAAAGAATTGGATGATTGTATTACGTCTGGTTTTTTGAGTGTTATACCAGCGTAACCTAATATTTTATAAACTAATTCATTCTCCTCAGCGTGGTGTAATTCAAAGTTAGTAGAAGTACCTGCATTATAGAGAGCTTTTTCATTTAAAACAACATAACCCCAAATAACTTTATTAGGTATTTTTATATAACTAATTTCTGCTCCACCAGTAAACGCAGGTTGAAAATTAATATTACCATCCTGAACATAGTAAACATAGTTATCTAATGAAACGCCAACACTACCAGTACTTGTTAATGGAGATCTTTGTCTAAGTTTGTATTCGTTATAATTAATCTCTTCTATTTCTATATTACCAATGTAAATAGAACCTAACTTATATGCGTTTGGTATTAAATTCATTCCCAAAACACCATTATTTACAGTAAAAGGCGCTGTAGATCGTAATACATTTAGCTTTTCATCTATTAAACCAACCATATCTGAATACTCTGTACTGTTACCATGTAGATTATGGAATTGATTTATATCATAAAAATACTGCTCTAATATTTCCATTTGAGCTTGATTAGCATATAAATTAAACTCCTGTGGAGTTATATAACCTCTTTGTTCTTTATTTGCTAAAGCTAAAACTCTTTGATATACTGTGTCTACGCTTACCATATTTTTTTATTTATTATAATTGTACGGAAACAATTCGTTTAATTTATCTTTTCTTTCAGTGCAACCACAATCTTTGTTTGTAGCCTTACTAATTTTTTCAACAACTTTTTTTATACCAGTTGCTTTTGTAATTTTTTCTATTGTATCACCTAATCCTTTTGACTTTTTATTTTCCATATAATTAAATTTTGTAGTTACGATCGCCCCGTAGGGCGACCGCTCTACAGTTTGATTAAGAATTTAATCGTTTTTCAATATTGGAGTATATCTCCATACCTTCATCAGTTTTAAACCAATGTGCTAAGGCTGTATATGGATGCTCATCAAAAGGTATTGTCATTATTTTTCTACCATTAGATCCCCACATGAAATATCTCTGATCAGAAGACAATCTTAATATACCATCTTCAACAGCTCTAATACCAAAATTTCTTAGCATTACGTTTTCATCATCCGCTAGTTCTAAGAACAGTTTAGGATTGTTTCTAGCAAATACTAGTAAGTCACGTCTAAGTTCCTTAGAACTCAAATTTGATACCTTAGAACCAACCTCTACACGTAGAATAGCTTCCGCCATGTCAATATCTACGTTTCTTGCAGCTGTTAAAGCATCAACTTCCATTTCTAATATATCTATTTCTTCTTCAGCTAACGCAGATGGTATAAATTCGTAATATATTTTATCTTTATACGGGTGATATAAAGAAAGTAATTTTTGTAAAACTGTTTTTTCTTTTGGAACAAATAAATTTCCAGATCTAAAAATAATATGCTCTAATCTTTGATCTCCCTTCATTTCATCAACAAAACATGTTTTTTGATTTGAGCAATATTTTAATTCTCTTTCATAACCTTTTTCTTCATCAAACCAATATATATCTGTTGATTTGATAATTCTTGATAAAGGTTTTTTATTGCCTTTTAAATAATAAATTCTATCTTTTATCTCCCATTCATTTTTTGGTTTAACTCTTTCTCTTGGTTTTTCTTCAACCATTGGTGTTTCCACCATTACTTCTTCTTTTACTTGAAGTTCTTCTACTTCAACTTTTTTTGTTTTCTTTGCCATAATATAATATATAATAAAATTAATAAAATAAAAGGCCGAGGCCGAAGCCCCGGTCTTTTAAAAATTGATTAGTTCAATAACATAAAGTTATTTGCACCTTGAGTAATTAAACATCTTTCTGTTAACATGTGGACTTGCATCGCATCTAAAGCAGATGTAGCAGCTCCAACAGAACCAGTAACCCAAGTTTTGAATCGTCTGTCATCAGTTTGAGAAGCTCTATAACGAACATGTAAGAATGGACGTTTTAGATTTCTTCCCATCATTTGATCATAAACAGATGAAGTACCAGCTGGGATAAATACACCTCTAATTGCATTAGCTGTGTTAGCACTATTAATACTACCTCTTGTTGCGAAGTCATTTAAGTATTTCCAATCAGATTTATAGAAGTCATAAGAACCTCTTCTAAATCCAGAGAAACCTAAATTTAATGCCATGTCTTCAGAGTTGTCAAACACACCATAAGATGTACCACCAGCTCCGTAAGAATTCATAGAAGCTAACATGTCATCAATAGCTAAAGCAGTAGTTCTGTTACAGAATACCATGTTTTCTTCAATAGCACCTTGCTTATCAAACTCAGCTAAAATAGCGTCAAAGTCAGATAAATCGTTACCACCACCAGTGATACCAGCGCTCATATTACCTCTTCGCTCTATAGCTTCAAATAAACCTTCAGTACCAACTTCTTCAGCTGTATTTACATTACTACCTGGTAAAACATCAGTAGCACCATCAAGTAAAGAGTTACCTATTGTTCTAACCATAACACCTTCAATCATTGACATCTCAATGTGATCAGTAAATCTCATTCTAGTCTCACCTTCTGCTTTCAAGTACCATAAGTAACCACTTGTTCCATCTTCACCAGCAACTTCAACCCAACCAATTCTAGCTGTATCAGAACCTGATACTTCGTAGTAATCTTTCATTATAATTGGTTTGTTACTGAAAGACTTGAATGTAGGTTCGTTAGCCCCTCTTTGGTCAGTTTGTGATCCGTTAAGAGTAGATGTTGTTGCCGCCATATAAGAGACTCCTTTACTGAATTCAGAACCATAAACTAATATAGTTGTGTCGTCTGGATTTGATGTTGCAGCTAATCGTCCTGTACCAAGACCACCGTCGTCATAAACAGCTACGTCAATAATAGCAGAACCCGTTGGTGCTTCTGTAACTAAAGCTTTGAAAACACCATTAGAGTTTGCTACAATAATAGTATCGTTAACTCTAACACCATGACTAGTAGCAGTAAAACCTGTTGCACCGTCAATGTCATTTTGAATTGTTATTTGCGATACCGCAGCTGTACCCGGACTTGTACCACCAGCATTACTAGTAACTTGTCCTGTGTATGATAAATGTAATCTACCTTGCTCCGACCAAACAACTTGATCAGATGTCATAGGTTCTTCAGCTCCTACTTGTGAAAGAAATCCTGAGATTGTTCTGTTTCCAAAAATCTCAGCCTCTTTTTCCATAAGATCTGGTAAATATTGTTGCGCCCAGCCCTGTCCAGCTGTCGCAGTAAAATCGATGTAGTTTGTATTTAGTGTTGCTTGCTGTGGAGCAGGCACACTATTCAAAATACTTCCTGGAGTAATTGCCATAATTTTTTATTTTTAATTGTTATTTTTAAATTTATTGTTTTTAATTTTAAACTTAAAATCAGAAGAATCTTCACCAAGCACTTTAAATTTTAAACCTCCAGTTTCTATTTCACCATGACTTTGTCTTGGGTTCATATCAACGTTTTTGGCTTTTGCTACACTATCTTTCATAGCGTCAGCTTTACCTTGCTCGTAAAAATGTTTTGCAATTGTATCTGGATTCATCGCAGTATAAAGAGACTTGTGATAACCTTGAGCGTCTTTAATATAATTATTTTTATCTAAAAACTTTTTAGTAAAATTATTTAAATCAACTTGAGTACTTTTAATCTCTTCAGGATTATTAACATTGAATCTAAATTTTTTATCACCGACATTATATTCAAAACCTTTGAATTTGTCGTTAAAAACAGAATCTGTTTTCTTTATAAAATCAGAATTAATTGCCTTTGTTTCTTCTTGATTTTTGTTGTATCTATTAAAGAAGTCCATAGCTTTTTGTTGTTCAGACGTAAGCTTTGAACCAGCTTTAATTTCTTCATAATATTTGGACTTTTGCCTGTCCAAGTGGGCTCTAGCGCTGGCAACTTGCTCTTTTAACGCTAATTTTTTTCTTCTTATCTCTTTTTCGTCATCATTTTCTTCGTCGTAAGAGAAAGAGTCTTCCATAAGGAAGTTAATTTCTTCTGCATTTAAATGCGGTTTTGTTTTTCTATAGTATTCATGTAGTAAATCTTGATTATCTAGTTTACTATAATCTGTATTTAATGCTACGTAATCATTTATATCACCACCAGTTTCTTCCATGAAGTCAACTAACTTTTGGATATTTTCAGGAAGAGGTTGACCTGTTGCTTCAGCTTCTGTTACCGCTTCAATAACTTGCTCTTGTACTTCTTCAACTTTTTCTTTTACTTCTTCATTAGTAATCTCTTCTAATGTTGGAGTTTCTTGTGTTTCTGTTTCCGGTTGTACTTCTTCTTGTTTTTGTGGGGCGTTGGCATCTTCAGACTTTGGAGCCACTCCCTCGTTGTTAGTGTTATTTTCTTTAACTTCATTTTCTTCTGGTTTTGGTGGTTTATTTAAATCAACCTTAGTTATAGTTTCTTTATCCATATCTATAGGTTTGGCTTTCATTTTTTCTTTAACCTTAGTAACATTACCTTTAGTTTTGTTATTTTTAGGTTGATTTTCTTTTTTTATTTTTAGTTTACCAACTTCGTGGTCTACGATTGGTTCTTCTTTTTTTGCCATAATATAATATAATAATAGTTAATAATTTTATCTAGGATCAAATACACCTAAATCAAATCCGCCAGTTAAAGTATCATTACCTGATGATTCAAAGTTTTTAGGTGGTTTTTGATTAGCTCTTTGATCAATCAACTCACTTTGTTGAGTTGCTTGAATTTTTGTTCTTTTATCTTTACGATCTTCTTTTTCAGATTCCTTGCTCTTTAAAGCTTCTACTTCCATTTGCTTTAATTGCATGTTTAATTGGAATTCAAAAGCCATAAGTTCTTTTTTAACTCTAGCTTCTTCCATCATTTTTCTAAGTTCTAATTGAGATTTAATCTCTTCTAATTCAGCTTGACTTTGAGATATAGCTTGATTTTTCATCATTTCAGTTTGAGCCGCATCTCGTTGAGCTTTTGATTGTGCTTCAGCTTGTGCTTGTATATTCTGCTGTTGCATTAATTGATCTTTCTCTTGTTTCTTTTTTCTACGTACTTTGAGAAGTTGATTAGCTAACTTAACGTTTTTAATTTCTCTAAGATCAATAGCATCTTCTAATTCTATATTTTGTTGTTGAATAGCTTGTTGAATATTATTTTCTAATAATTGTTTTTCTTCTTCATCAGGGGCCAATTCAATAAATATACCAAAATCATACAAGTGTAAACTAGATATTTCTTCTAATGTAGCAACATTATGAACACCTATTTGTTGTATAAAAGCGTCTTTAGTAGGAGAATATTCTATAATATCAGATATTCTAAGCGACAAGCATTCTGCAACGTTAGCCGTTAAATATAATCCAGAGTTTAATATATGTCTAGTTGCAACGTTAGAATTAGCAGCAGCCATTTTTTGTATACCAACTAAAGACTTTGGATCAGGCATACTAGCATCTCTAGCTTCGTTTAACCCGGTTACATCTCTTATCATTTGTAGGTAATAATTATAATTAGCAATTAAAGCTTGCATTTTATTACCAGCACCCATTCCGTTTGATATTTCCTGAATAGGTATTTTACCTGGATTCATATCACCTTCTTGTGTCATAGATCTACCAATAACACTACCAGTCTGGAAGAACATGTTTAATGCTTCTTGAGGATTGTAATTTGTACCATTACCTAAATCTATTTCAGCAAGTCCATCGGCATCTAAATAAACACCATCTGGAGTCATTCTAGACATTACCTGTTGTAGTTTAAGATGTGTCAATTGTATCATGTCTGCAAAACCAGTTATACGCTTTACTAATGAATCAATTTTACCATTATAAGTTCTAGGTGCTACAATAGAATAATTCATTTTAACTTTAGTATAATCACTTTTAGGACGCATCATGTTTCTTGCCATTTCCCATTTAAGTAATCTGTTTGTACCTAAAACCATAGCGCCTTCATAAAGACACTCTATAGATTTTAACAATTTAGCATAAGCCCCTTCTTTTCCTTCTGGTGGGTTAAATTGATCGTCTTTTGGTATTATTTTTTCAGCTCCTGTTCCCGTCTCTTTAACTTTATAAACTTCGTTCATATAAGTTTTATAATTAAAATATAAAACTTGTATTTTATTAACATCATCTTTATCTGTAGAATACCTATTATGATTATTGTTTCTATAATTAGATCTATTACTCATTATTTCTTCTAAATCAGATTGAGATAAATGTGGAAATTGTTTTGCTAATTCATTTACTGGAATAGATTTTACTTCACCAACATAATATATATCATCAAAATATGGAGAATCAGTATAAGAATAAACTAAATCCGCGGGATCAACATAATCTATAGTAACACCTTCTGATGTATTAAAGCAAGTTTTTACAGCTCCTATACCCAATACAGCTAAATCATAGTAAAATCTTTTCTTTATTAACTCGTAATTATTACCTTCCATTAAAACGTTTATAGCTTGTTCTTCAGCTATTTCTACAGCTTGTTTATAATTAAGCTGCATATGTAATCCTAATTCTTCTTCTGTATCTGGTAATTTTTCTATTTTGTTTTCATATAGATCTATTCCAAAGTTTTCTAAGACGTAATCATTTAACTCTTTACTACGCATATCTCCCAATATAGATTCCATATATTGTGTTCGTTTACTAACACCATATGGATCTTGAGAATAAGCTTTTATATCATATGTTCTCTCAGCAATACCGTTAACCACTATATCTACAAACTTCGGTATAATTGGAACAGGCGTCCAATCTAAATTAAGATAGGACAAATCACCATTTATAGATAACTCATCCTTATATTTTTGTATAGATTGCTCACCCCTAGCGTACAATCTAAGATTATGAAAATTATTTAAATTATTTTTATATCTATTGTTATTTCTATCATTATTAAACCATTCGGTTTCTATAGCTTTTGCTACTCTTAAACCGTAATCATAACTTAGTTTTTCTACGTCACTTACAACTTGACTCGGGAAATAACTTTTCATGCCAGACTCTGCCATATTTATTCTTTAATTATTTGTGACATACTACCAGTATTACTATACTTTGATATGTTTATATTTAAACTAGGTTTTTCAATTTTTGCATTTGGTGCGTATAAGTGTCTATTATTAGCCATTACAGCTAAACCACTACTTATTGTAGCATCAAACTTTGTTCTTTTTGTTATATCAAATCTAGCCCAATCATTTAGTGTTCTATTAAAATATAAATCTCCAAATGTTCCATCTTGCTTCATACCAACGTGATCTTGAATATACATCTCGATAGCAGCCGCATGAGCTTGTTTTATATCTTCACTTGAATTTGGTATACCACCAACTTCTTTTTCTGCAACGGATAATTTATTCCATATTTTATCCGGTCTATTCATACTAAACCCTCTATAACCTCTTCTTCTAAGATAATAAAGTAATCTAGGTTTATTGTTCTCTGCGAGTATAGGCATTCCATAAAAAACTATTGCCATTAATACATCTTCAAAAAATATCTCAGCCGTAGGTGGTCTTGATAGGTATTCTAAAAAGAAACTATTCGCAGGAGCGTCCTCCATACTAAACCTGGTTAAGCCGTGTAATGCTCCTTTAGATCCTTCTCCATCTACGGTTCCTG